TATATAAAAAAAATGACTGCAATAAGACCTAGCGATAGTGCTCTTAGAGACAAAATTAAAGAAGATGATTATAACACTGTGTTAAATGAAATCAATGTAAAATTTACTGAAATGGATAAATACATTGGTAATTTACAAAGTGATATTCAATCAATTCAAGAATTTGAGGCTGAGATGATAGCTGACAGAGAAAGAGGTTATGATGTTGGAACATCATTGGATACTTTAGGATTCCAAAAAGATTCTTTGCAAATAGATCTTGAATTTTTCTTACATATGAAAGATGTATATGTAAAAAAATTATATGGAGATTTATATAAATATTGTGATTCAATAATTGAAAATGCATTAGCAATTGAAGATATTCCAGCTAATTCTTCAAAAGAACAAGTTAAAGAAAGAAAATTTAGGAATATGATACCATATCCTGCAAAATTAGTTCCAAATCCTGAAGCAGTGGATGCTGAAGGTAACCCTGTAGAAGGTCAACCAGAAGAAATACCAGATCCATATGCTACTTATGATATGAATGGTATCTTTGCACTTATTAATTGCACTACAAGTAATTTAAGAGAACTTGCTGATGATATTGGGACATTTACCGATAGAATCCAAACAGCACAAGATAGAGAATCAAGAGGATTCAGTGTAGGTAATTTAATAATGAATTTACAAGGTCAACAACAAAAACTGACATTAGAATTTGATTCATATATTGAAAGACTTTCAAAATTTTTAGATCAAAATAAAAATTTCTCAGAAAGATGCCTTAAAAGAATTAAATTAATTTCATCAGAAATTGTAACTTCTGAAGAACAAGCTGAAGCCCAACAAGATGGTGATGCAAGTGGGGACGGAAACTAATTAAATTAATTTTTACAGATTCTAATATTTAAATAAAATATTTAAGTTCATAAAAATTATTGAAAAATATAATTATCGTTCAATAATTTTTACTTATATTTATCTTTTTAAATTTTGCTTATTATTTCTTTTTACTTACTGTTTTTTTATATTTTTTATTCAATTTATTTTTTTTTTTACTCTTTTTATTCAATTTATTATTTATTATTTTTCTCTTTTTTTTTATAGATTTTTTACCCCCAGCCCCTTTACATTTTACAACTTCATAAGTGCTTTTGAAAACATCTGAAAATGCTTTTAAACTATCAAACCTTAATGGATGACAAGATCCTTTATCTTTCATATAATGCAATTTACAAATGTCTTCTGCATTTTTTTTTTGATTTTCTTCATCTTTTAATTCTAAAGAATTATCAAGATTTTGAGCTAACATTTCAGAAAGTTCTTTGTCTTTTTCATCCAAACATTTATCATCTTCATCATCTAATTCTCGTAAAAGACTTCTAATCCTGTTGTAATCATTAATACATTTTTGATAATTACAATTTGTATTTTTTTTTATTATCATTTCCCTTTTTTCTTTCAGTTTATTTTCTAATATTGGTCTTGCTTCACTTTTCACTTTTTCTCTAATTACATTAAATTTATTTTCTAATATTTGTCTTTCTTTACCTTCACATTCATTTTGACAATTTTTTTTTATATGTTTCCATATTTCACTTAGATTGTTTCCTGGAATATGTTTATCGATCGGTGATCTTTCTTTATCTGTATAATAATTAAGAAGTTCAGTTTGTAATGTCTCAAGATTATCTCCAGAAATTAATTTCTTGAAATTTGTTGTTACGTCATCTCGGCCAGGAAACTTTGGATCACAATATGCCCCAACATTTTTCCTCCACGTTGATGCTTTCCCTTCCTCTATTTTTTTTTTGCTTGGTGAACCTATTGTTTCATCACATAATTCATCTTCTACGTTTCTATCTTGAGATGGAGTTGATGCACTAACCTTTTGTATTGTTTTATCGTATAATACTTCATAACCTTGATTTATATATTCATCTCTTGGGAGTTTTTCATATTTTTGACCATATCTCTTTAATTCTTCGCATATTTGATAATACTTTTTTTTATTTTGTAAACACTCTTCTGAATCAAGGCATTTTTGTGTAGTATCTGTTAAAATTTCTTTAATTTTTGATAATAAATCATTGTTTTCTCTTTGTAAACTATCTATATATTTTTCTTTAAAATTTATAATATCAGGTGTTAAATCTATTTTTAATTTTTTTAATATTTCAATTATATTAATAAGATCAAATCTTATATTATTTATATTATCATAATTTTGTTGATTAAGATTATTAATATCCATATAATTAAATAAAAGATAAAAAAATATTTTTTATTTAATATTATTTATTGTAATAAAATCTAGTTTCTTTTACTTTTTTTATTATTTTTTCTGTTATTTTTTCTATTTGTTTTTTTGTTTTTTCTAACACCAACTTTTTTTTTGTATGTTTTTTTATTCTTTTTTTTGTTTTTGTTCCCTCCTGATAATTTATTACCACAACCTAATTCACTGAAAACTTCATTAACTAATCCCTTTGTATATTGATTTTGTTGTTTTAGTTTTTCTTCTTCTGTTGCTCCATTATATCTTCCAATTGCAGATTTCATTTGATTTACAATAATTTCTGGTTTTTTTTTACAATCTATTTGATCTCTTCCCAAATCAATATAATCTCTACCATTTAGTTTTTCACAAATTTTATTTGCTAGTTTGCTTTCTTGTTCTGGTTTTTTTTTACAACTTGTATTAACACATTTATTGTATATTTCACAATCTGTCATTTCGGTTTCTTCCTCTCCCCAACCAGTAGCAGATCCCTTTGGTGGTTCTTCTGCTTCTTCCCACTCAAAACCGTTTGTACCGTGTTCTTTACTATATTGCTCTTCTGTCATTCCTGGTTCTTCTTGAACTTCTGAAACTGATTTAGCTTGAACTTCTGAAACTGGTTCTTCTTGAGCTTCTGAAACTGATTTAGCACCTGGGATCAATTCTTTTAATTCTTTTACCTGTTCTTGTAATTTCCGTATTTGAGTAGTATTACTGTTTACTTTAGATTTTAAATCTTCTCCATCTCCTCCAAATTGTTTTCTCATTTATATTATAAATATTAGAAAATAATTATAATTATTTTCTAATATTAATAAGACAAACGTGATTTTTTCTTTTTTTCCCTTAAAATAATTTTATTTATATTTTATATTCTTTATCTCCTTTTATTTACAGATTTTTTGTTGTTATTTCTTCTTCTATTTGTTCTTTTACCTCCAGGGAATACATTTTTTCTTAAATTAACTTGTTCAATACCTCTTGCGACTGTGCTTCCTCTAGGTAATGATCCATTTAGTTGATGATTTCCTGTAAAAGATCTAGTGGTACCTTGACTAATTTGAGGATGTGCATATATATTTAATTTGTTATTAACTAATGCTAAATTTTGACAACTTCCACCAATTTTTTTATTAGTCCTTTTTAAAACTTTATTATTTCTTTTATTAGTTTTTTTCCCGGCTCCACTACTACTTGGTTCTGAGGATGTCTGTTGACCGCTAATTATTTGTTGTAATGTATTGATTTCTTTTTCAAGTGTTTCTATTTTTCTGGTATTTTCAGATATTTGATTTCCACCTTTTTGTTTAATCATTATAAGATAAACATAGAAAAATATTTATACTTTATATTTTTTTTTATTTGTGGTTTTATATTTTTTTTTTGCCCCCTTTAATGTTTTTTTATGTTTTTTTCCGGAAGAACGATTACAAGTCGGAGCATCAGACATTTTTTTTTCTTCTCCCTCCCATTTTTGACAGGAAGATTTGTTTAAATTATAAATAATATAAGTAAGAATATCAAGCTGTTCCTTAATATAATTAATTTTGTGAGTATTTTCTTTTACTGACATTATTATAAATATAAGAGAAAAAAAATGAAAATTAATTTATATTAATAGTTGTATCCCTTATTCCTGTTAATTTTGTATAAATAAATGACATAGGCGAGAAATTATTGTTTAATTTAATTTTATTTTTGTAATTTTCTCCATATATTTGATATAAAATTTTTTCTGGATTATTCGGTATACAAACAGTTATATTACTAATCATATTTTTTTGTATAGGAAAAACATCATCAAATTCGTGTTCGTTTTTATTTTCTATTTGAAATATTTTTAAATATATGGGATTAATATTAGAAGAGAATTTAATTTTATCTTTGATTTTTTCCATTTCAAATATATTGATGCATATTGAATATCTTTCCATAATATTAATATTTTTACTAATAATTTTATAAAATCCGAAATATTTAATAATTTTAAATTCTGTTTTGTTTATTATTTTATTTATTTTTTTATAATCAAATGTTTCTTCTATAACGTATAAATTAATATATTCTTTAAAAGAGTTTATTTTTTTATTTTTGAGATAGCTTAGAAGGTTGTCATCTGAGAGATAATAAATAATTTTTTGATTCATAAAAATATTATGAATATTAAATAACATTTTTTTTAATATATTTAAAGTATCTTTATTAATTTTAAATACTTCAATTGTATTTTGAACTATATTTTTGTTATTGAAAGAAATATATTTTTTTTCTTTTATATTGTAATTATTTGTATTAATTTTATATAACAGATATACAATTATTAAAAAAATAAAATTTTTTTCCATTTATATTTAGTTGGATAATAAATATAATAAATTATATTTTATTTTTTGGTAAACTTTTCAAAGGTATCATTGCACAATCGTTATTTTTTGTTACATTTTTGATTATATTTTTTGTTATATTTTTTGAAATATTTTGTATTTTATCAATTGTAAATATTTTATCTAATTGTTTTTTATTTTTTTGTGCTTTTTTATATCCTTGTTGATAAAGTTTTGTGAAATTATGATTATCATTCATAGTAATTTCATAATAGTCTATAAAATCTTTTTTGTCTTCATTTTTTTTCCATTTAGAAGGATTTATGTTAAATATTGTATTATTATTATCTAAATATGGTGAGTTACTAAAACCTCCGTCAAATGATATTTCATTATTATATTTATTAATAAATCCACCTGTTAGTAATGGTATATGTGAGCTTGCAATACAACAATCTATTGCATCTTCCAAGTTTTCAAAATTATAAAATATATTAGTTGATAATTCGAATCCTTTTAATACTGTAACACCAATAAAAATGTTACTAAGAATAAAATCATTATCTGAATAATTTTCCAATATTTTTTTTTTAAACATTAATTGTAGTTCCATAATTGATTTTGCATCACTAAAATTCTGATTTAGAATAACATTTACAAATTCAGTACTATTTTTATTATAAGATGAGAATAAAGATACCCAGGCTCCTGCTGATGCTCCAGTATAAATAATTTCAGATAAATTATAATTATTTTTAATAAATTCCATAATCCCCATAAAATAAAATCCTTGTATACCTCCAGGTGATATAGATATAATTTTTTTATTTTGAATTTGATTTGTAAATTGTTTGTTTTTTTTTTGATAAATAATTTTATTTTTTTTATCAATAATATTATATTTTTGAGATGATACTTTTTTGAGATATTGTAATATTTTATAATCAAATGTTCCAATAAGATTTGGAATTTCTATAATATTTTCTTCTTTTTTTTTATTTTTTTTATTTATATCTTTATCATTATTGAATTTCATTCCTTTTAGAATAGTAATTGATTTAGTATTTTTGTTGAATAAGAAACTTTTTGTTTTGAATGTAAATAATAGAATGATGATAAAAATGTATTTCATTTATTTTGTAAGTAATCATTTTTTTAAATATTTTATTAATATTTATTAGATAATAAACTATATCTGATAGATTTTAATATAAAAAAATAGATAATATAAGAAATTTAGTTAGAGTAAGCGAGACCACCCATACCAGACATAATTCTGAGAACGTTGTAGTTAGTGGCGTAGACTCTTACTTTGCATGATCTGTTGTTCATTACGGCTTCTCTTGTGAGAGTTAAGTGAAGAGTGGCGTTATCAATACGGGACATATTGCATGTTCCAGATGGTTGATGTTCTTCAGGTTTGAGACCGAATGAGTATACGTTGATACCAGTGGCTGGTACATTTTCGTGGTGTTGGTATGGTTGTACCAAGTTGAAGTATCTGCCTTCTCTTTCTGAGAAACGATCGTGTCCGTTAAGTTGTAATTTAGCGGCGAGGACAGGATTGGATCCGAAGTCAAATACTGGTAAGTATCCAGCGAATACACCAGTGTCAGCATCTTGTCCGCATCTGCCAGATACTTGTGGGCATCCTGGTTCGAGACCGTATCTGGAAGGAGCTTGGTTCCAGGCAGATACATCTTGGTCAGCGAGGAGTTGGATCCAGTCAAGGCCAGCAACACCTCCCATATTAGGTGGGACACCAGGGCAGTCATCTTCGCAGTCACCAGCGGCGGCGATACCAGGACCAGGGCATACACCAGCACCGTTTTGTAAGAATCCACCTTGTAATGGGTATCTTAATCCGTCTTTGACGCCAGGGGCACCTCTGGTGATTCCAGTTGCGTTGGAAGACAATGGAAGACCGTGGAGGTTAAGAGGGTCAGCGGCAGCTGGGCCAGCCATACCACCTCCAAGAGGGTCAGATACTACACCAGTGTAGTATGTAGCATCAATAGCATCACTGTAGTTGAACCATTGAGGACCACCGAAGTTTCTGGTAGAGTTGATGTCAACGTTGGAATCAGGTTGGCATACCCATACTAATTCTTTGCAAGGGTGGTTGAAGTTAAGTTTGATTTTGTTGCTTTGGGCGTGAACAGATTCATCACCAGTGAATTGTAATTGTTCGATGAGGTATTCGTGAGATACTTGAGCGAATCTTCTTCTTTCATCAGTATCTAAGTAGATGTAATCTACGTAGAGTGAAGCAGCTCTAAGGGATGGCATTTCGTTGGCGAATCTGCCAGTTCCCCAGTAGCATTCTCTAGCATTTCTGAATTCAAGTCCGATTTTGACTTCGTGGTATTGAAGAGCAATAAGTGGAAGAGCAAGACCAGGGTTTCTGCAGAACCAGAATTGAAGAGGGATGTAAAGGGTTGTTTCAGGGATACATCCAGTGAAGTTGCACATATCAGTGGTCATTTGAGGTGGTTGACCAGAAGGTCCACCTTGTCCACTGACAACTTGGGTAAGTCTTGGAACATTACCAACCATGTTGGCGTAACCGACTTGGTGGCCAGCGGTTTGGGTAAGTTCGTTCCAGATGTGGAGCCAGTCACCGTAGTGTTTGTCGATTCTTTGACCACCGATTTCAACTTCTACGTTTCTGATAAGAGTGTGGCCAATCCAGTTAAGCCATCTGAATCTGTCTTCAGGATCAGAGCATTCAATTCTTGGAAGAGTAACTTGTAAGTATACTCTTGAGATTAAATCACCGTTTCTTGAAATTGTGCAACTGACTTTTTTTCCGAAGTCAGCAGAACCATTGAAAGTTTGTTCAATAGATTCCATAGAAAAGTTAGTGTGTCTTCTGTAGACAACTTTGAAGAATGTGATTTGTGGGTTACCGGTAAGGTAAATATCTTGTGCACCATAGGCTACGAGTTGCATTAATCCTCCTCCCATTTTTTATTTTTATATTATAAGCATAGAAAAAATTTTTGCGAAAACGCAGAAATTGTTTAAAAAAAGACAAATTAAATTTTGATAAAAAATTGGATCAAATTTATAAGTATATCACTTTTACTTTATAAAAGATTAAAAATATAGAATATCCTTAAATTATTATTCAAATATTTAAATAATAATTAAAAAATTTATTTTCTTATAATATAATTTTATCTTTAAATATTTTTTTTATAAATTATTTTTAATAATTAAGGACTTCATCAATTTTTTTATTTTTTTCAATGAAATTTATGAGTTGGTTATCATCTAAATCTATTTCTTTTATTAAATTACTTTTGGTTTTTCTAAATTCAAATGTATTATTATCTTTTTTCTTGACTACCCAACCAGATTGTACAGCATTATAAATAAAAACCATTTTTTGTAAATTTATTTGTTTTTTTTCCATATATTATTACTTTATACAAAATTCCTGTATTTTATACGAATATATTTGCGTTTACTATAATATATAGAAATAATTACTTAAGGAACTTAAGAATTATTATTATTATGTCATCTTCATTTAAAATAAAAAATAGAAAAAAATCTCCAACCGATACTAGAATTACATTAGATGCACAGCATAATGAGAAAATGAAATATTTTAATGATTTAAAGAAATCATTACCATCAAGGAAGAAAAATTTAAAAAACTTACAGAATGAATTTAATCAATTAAAAGAAAAAAAATTTAATACTCTGACAGATATTGAATTAAATAGATATTTAGAATTAAAAGAAAATATTCCAACATACCAAAAAGATATAGAAGAAATTGAAAGTAATAAACAAGAAACAGATTATTTACTTGATACCGGATATTTACTATGTCAATATTACGATAATATTGATAATGTTGCTTCTGGAAAAAAACTGAAAAAAAAAAAAAAAAAAAAGAAGAATACAAATTCAAAATCTGTTATTGATTTTTTTCAAGATAAAAATATTTCAAATAATGTTGTTGATAAAGAAAATACAAATAGTGATTCAGATAAAGATTCAAGCAATGAAAATAAAATATCAGAACAAAAATTTATTTCTAGAGGAAAAATTTTAGATGAATATCTTTCAAAAACAGATAAAGATCATATTAAATCTCAATTTGAAGAAGAAGATGGATATGATATTTGTAAAAAATGTCATGAAGATTCTGTCGTTTTAATACATTCTGAAGGTATTCTTGTTTGTCAAAAATGTGGATATCAAATACCTATCTTAATAGATTCTGATAAACCATCTTATAAAGATCCTCCTAGAGAAATTAGTTATTTTGCTTATAAAAGAATTAATCATTTTAATGAATGGTTAGCACAATTTCAAGCTAAAGAATCGACAGATATACCTGATGATGTTTACAATAAAATATTATTAGAGATAAAAAAAGAAAGGATTAGTGATATGAGATCTTTAACCCCATCTAAATTGAGAGAAATATTAAAAAAATTAAAATTAAATAAATATTATGAACACGTTCCTCACATTATAAATAGATTGAATGGCGTTCCACCCCCAATAATGAGTAGAGAAACAGAAGAAAAATTAAGGATGATGTTTAAAGAGATTCAAACGCCTTTTATGAGACATTGCCCTAAGGATAGAAAAAATTTTTTATCATATTCTTACGTTTTACATAAATTTGTGCAATTATTAGGTTTAGATGAATTTTTAGCTTGTTTCCCTCTATTAAAAAGCAGAGAAAAGTTACATCAACAGGATCAAATATGGAAAAAAATATGTGAAGATTTAAAATGGGAATTTATTAAATCTCTGTAATTATCTATATTACTTTATATCAATCATTAATTCAATTATTTCATTCATTAAAATATTTAAGTAATAATTAAATTAGTGATTAATGTCTTATAGAAATTTAGCTAAGAATTTTTCAAACACTTTAAAAAAAAACAGTAATTTTGAAATAATTTCATCAAAAAAAAATAATAATTGGGATTCAATTACAAGAGGGCAATTAAATAATATGGTTATTAATTGTGTTTATAGTTTGAAAAATTATAATGTTACAAAAGGTGATAGAGTTGTATATAAAGGTAAAAACAGTATTGAATGGTTATCTTGGAATATTGCAACACATTCTTTAGGAGGTGTTTGGGTTCCAATGTATAGTGACCAAAATATAAGTCATTGTAATTATATTATTTCTAATTGTCAACCTAAATTATTTATTTCTGAATATGAATTAAATCTAGAAAATGTTAACAATATAAGTAATAATGTTGAAAATTTAAATTATAATGATAAAGAATTTGATATTATAGATAATGATTTATCTACTCTGATTTATACTTCTGGAACAACTGGTAATCCTAAAGGTGTAATGTTGAGTCACGAAAATATAATATCAAATATAGAAGGAATTAGAAAAATATTTGAAAATATAGAAAGTAATAAAACCAGTTTGAATATACTTCCCTGGGCACATATATATAGTATGACTTGTGAATTATATTATAATCTTTTCTATGATAATAAAACTGCAATTTGTTCTAGTAAAGAAAATTTTATAAATGAGTGTAAAGAAATAAAACCGGAGGTTTTATATATTGTTCCAAAAGTATTAGAA